ATATAACTATGTAAAAACCAAACAATAAAATTAATATATTTGTATTATGGAATTTACAGTAACAACATCGGGTAACTTTTACCATGACGCAAAAAAAAGGACAGCGCTTAAGAAAATTGGATTTACATTTAAAGAAAGTGATTATAAAGAATTTACAATAGTAGGAGAGCCAATAGTTGACATAATAGACCTTAAAGAGTTAATCCAATTTGCGGATAAATGGGGCAAAATAATTGTAGGTAATGGAAATATTGAAATATACGATGATTATCGTGAGTAGTATTGCAAAAAGCTGGCAAATAGTAAGTTCACATAACTATCTAAATACTAAAACATAAAAATTATGAAAAAATTATTATTTATTTTTGCAATTGCTCTAGCGAGTTGCACACCAGAAGACGAAAAGACCGTTTGCGATTGTAATGCAGTGACGTACGTTAACGACGTGCCTAACGGAGAAACCTATCCATACAGCGATGATTGCAACGATGACGGGAAATTGTTGTTTGAGTTTTTCGAGCCTGGATATGTAAGCAGAAGAATTGTAAAATGCAATTAACAAAAAAGTAATGGCAAAATATATTAAGAATACTAATTTTTTAGGAAGGTCGGAATTAATGGCTAAAAACGCAAGAAAAGCAAATGCTTTAAGTAAGCCTAACGGATATATTTACCTTGCAAAACTTAATGGATTTGACAATATTTTTAAAATAGGAGTTAGTTGCAACGTAAATAGGCGAATAACAGATTTAGACGCAGCAAGTCCTTTTGGGGTTTCATTAGTCGAAAGTTTTTTCTTTCAAAATGTCTACAACATTGAAGAGTGTTTACACGATAGTTATGCACCTAATTTAATTAGGCGTGAATGGTTTAATTTAGACAAACAAGAAATAGAAAACATTAGATTTGATTTGTCGCAATTTTCAAAACAAAAATTATATTTAAAACCAAGGTAAAATGGCAAGACTAACTGAATACAGCTACAAACTTTGTTTAGATATTTGCGAAAAAATTGCATTAGGCGGAAACATAATGAGTGTTTTAGCATCAACTACTGATTTTCCTACTTGGTCAACATTTAGACGTTGGAAGCGAGATAACGAAGAATTAAGAACGTTGTATGTAAACTCTCAACAAGACAAAGCAGAAGCGTTAGAAAAAGAGATGGACGATTATAGGGATATGTTGATTTCAAAAGAAATTGACGCATCAACTTATAATACTTTAGTTCAAACTTTAAAATGGAAAATGGCTAAGTTTTACCCTAAAATGTTTGGCGAAAAATTAGATATTGTTTCTGATGGAATTGCATTAACGGGAATTGATTTTAACGTAATTTCTAAAAAATGAGAGTAGGGGTAGACATTTTAAAACATCAATTAGCATTTGTCGAAAGTACCGCAACCCACACGGGATTAATTGGGGGTTACGGTTCAGGCAAATCTTTTGCGGGCGTTTTGAAAACTACTTTAATGAAATTAAAATATCCAGCTATTCCAGTCGCTTACTATTTACCAACTTACGGACTGATTGAAGATGTGGCGATTCCTAAATTTGCTGAACTTCTTACAAATATGAATATTCCGTATATTTTAAACCAATCTAAACATTTTTTCAACACCAAGTACGGCAAAATCATTTTGCGTTCTATGTCAAACCCAGAGCGCATAGTAGGGTACGAGGTTGGATATTCGTTAATTGACGAAACAGATATACTTTCAAAAGATGCAATGACTGATGTGTTTGTTAAAATTATCGCTAGAAATAGATGCCAACTTCCAAACGGAGACAAAAACAAAACAGATGTAGTTGGAACTCCCGAAGGATTTAAATGGGCTTACGAGTTTTTTGTAACCAAAACAAAGGCAAACCGTAAAATGATTAAAGGCAAAACCTTTGACAATCCATTTATCCCAGAAGAATACATTGAAACCCTTTCTGATATTTACAGCCCTCAACAACTTGAAGCCTACCTAAACGGCGAGTTTGTAAACCTAACAAGCGGAAACGTTTATCACCACTTTGACCGAGTGGAAAACAACTCTATTCGAGAAATACAGCCAAACGACGTTCTACATATTGGAATGGATTTTAACATTACGAAAATGAACGCAGTAGTGCATGTCATTGACGGCAATATTAAAACCGCAGTGGCTGAAATAGTCAATGCTTATGATACTTTTGAAATGGTTGAGTTAATAAAACAAAAGCACCCTAATCATTCAATTGTTATTTATCCAGATGCTAGCGGTGATAATAGGAAGTCAAGCGGGAAGAGTGATATAGTTGTTTTAAGAGATGCGGGTTTTACGATTAGAAAACAAAACAAAAACCCTTTCGTAAAAGACCGAGTAAACGCCGTTAATGCTGCATTCAAAAACGCAAAAGCCGAACGGGTATATTTTATCAATACAAATAATTGTCCTATATTTACCGAAGCAACAGAGCGACAAACGTACAAAAATGGAGAGCCCGACAAAACGACGGGATTTGACCACATAACCGAAGCCGCTGGATATTTCATTTATACCCAACGGAAAACACCGATGTTATTATGACACAAAAAGAAACAACACGCACACACTTACGAAGATTCTTTCCGTATTTGAAAATCGAATACCGAAAGCTAGACAAAAAGGAATTGAGAAAAAAAGAAACTTTAAAAGAATTATTTGGCGATGCAGAAACAAACTTGGAGAAGCTTAAAGTTATTTTTGATTATCAAAATCTTTTATAAGATTGACGTAACATTTAAAAATGTAGGAAGGTTTATAGACCTTGAAACATTTATAAAAGATGAGGACGACAAAGAATTCATAAAGGCGACCGTAACGCCTCGCCTTTGGTTTATGACTATTCCAGAGTACGTTCAGTGTTACGCAGTCGCCCTTTATATGATAGAATCGCAGGAAGTAAAAGTTGATTACGATTGGATTTACAACCCTCCGCAGTTTCCAAGTAACGGCAAAATCACGCAAGGTAGTATAGAGCGTGAAAACTTTTCTTTAACATACGGAGGATATACTGAAATGGTGTATCTTTGTGCTATCTTTGAGTCTGTTAGCCCAAAAGTTGTATTTGAGTATGAAACGAAATACTTTTTATTTTGGTCGCAATATTTACTTAGAAAAAGAACGGTTGAAAATTTAGAATAATATGAACGAATTATATTTATTAACGAATTTTTTAGTTGAAAAGTTTGGAGAAAATGACTTGGTTAATACTATTACTATGGTGGAGACAAAGCACCTTGACAACAACAAAGAAAACATCTATTGTTTAGTGAACATAGACTATTTAGAAAGTGAGACTTTGCCAGATGCAATAATTTCTACTTTTTTAATTACAGTGGTTCAGCAGCGAGATATAAGACCGCAAAAGACAGATAGCAAGTTAAGACTTGACACAAATCTAGTTGATAATTGGGCAGAAACATTAGCGGTTATTTCTAGGTTTTTGAATCAGATGCGAAGTAATATATATATTGAAAATCACATTGAATTACGTAGCAATACGCAATCCAGAAAGCTAGAAAATTTTAATAAAAACGGACTAGATGGTCACCAAATAACGATTGAATTGTCTATTCCTAATTTAGGAAGCGGATGTTAGAAACTAAAGAGATACGAGCGATTGCCCAAAAGGTTGTCGATATTTCAAAAGCTAGTTCAAATCGAGATACAGGTTTTTTAAGACGATCGATTTCGTACACAGTTGAAAAGGATGTTTATATATTTGTAGAGGTTTTTTACGGACAATTTGGAGCGGACAGACCAAGCGGCATTAATTCAAAGCTTGAAATAAATGCCAAAAGACTAATGCCAAGTGGTGTAAAATGGCGGATGAGGTACACCGACATAAATCGAAGCGTTTTAGCTGATGGAAGCATTCAGACAGGTCGTAACTCTTTAGACAGTATAATCGGAAATTTAAAGCAAAGCACCACGGCAGTAAAAAATTTAATAGATAGAATAAAAAACTCAAAAATCGGCAGGACACAAATATCACAAATAGAAGAAAAAAGAGCTTTAAGAAAAATTGCGAGAGATGGCAAAAAGAAGGACTAGGGCACAGATTGACGCTGATAAAATTATTAGAGGTCAACTTATGGACTTAGGCGAAAAGATTTACCAGCAAGCTCGGGAAAGTTCAAGAGTTGCCGAAGATTTGTATTATTTAACAGATAGAGTAGGGTCAAAGGGTAGTTTAAGAAAGGCGGGTGGAACGTTAAGAGATAGCGTAAATTTTAAGCCGTTGAGCGATACGGTTTTGCTATTGGTTCAAGTTGATTACGGAAAATACAACTATCCAAAAGAAGATAATTCAAAAAGAACATATAGCGGAAAAGATATTGTAATTACAGATGGTATGAATGCCTTACAACAAGCAATTAATGACAATGTAGACGAAAGCGTAAATATAATAGTTAGCGAAATTATGGAACAAATAACAGGAAATTATGATAGTTAAGAAAATTGACATAGAACACTATGGTTCTATCAGTTCATTGTGGAAATTCATTATTTATTTTACCGATACAATAACGGGAATACCAAATCAAATTACTGTTATAAATCAAACAGGTGGTTCATTGTCAGCTAATGCTTGGGTTAATTATTTTGTTACAAACGCTTTATTTGACGGTAATTTATTTACTGCACAAACAACGGGTTCGTCTTCATTTAGTTTTCAAGGCAAATTAGCAAATATAAATATCACAAATTACAGAGGCTTTACAAATACAAATATTGAGATATTTCCTACCGCACCTTTTGAGTTTGTGATTTCAGATGTAACCGTGCCAGACGTTGCACCAATTCCGCCAATTTTACAGCTAGATGTTCGCACACCGATTGATAATGAAAGCAAAATCAAACTTATA